CGACGCCATTGAAAATTTGGAAATTGCCGAGTTTAATAATCGAAAAATTGTACTCTCCACAAAGGAGGGTACTCCTATGAGGATCCACTTCCCTCGTCTGTATATGCCTTTCGGTATTAGTGGATTCACCCCAGAAGTCGGACCAACTAAATATAACGTAGATCTGGCTCTTAAGGGATACGATGAAGATGGTAGTTACATTAATAAGTTTTACACATCTATCCGAGCTATCGAGAATAAAATTATCGACGCTGTAGTTGAACAGAGTGAAAAGATTTTCCAAAAGAAAATGACAAAGGAAGAGCTTGTACCAATGTTCAATTCTAATGTAAAGGAAAGCCCTGATCGTGAACCAAAGTTTCGTCTAAAGGTTGATACAGATCACAATAGTCTCATCAAGGCTGCCGTCTATGACGCAGACAAAAATCCAATCAAGACTGAGGTTTCAAACGGTCTCTATGCAAGAAATAGTGGTCACGCTATTGCTGAACTCAATAGTGTCTATTTCTTGAACAGAAAGTTCGGTTGTACTTGGAAACTTAATCAACTTGTGGTGTATGAACCACAAAACCTAAAGGGATTTCAATTCCAACTCTAATATAATCTTTTAGTTAAACTTGTTCCGGGTTTGTTCATGTATTTAGCAATGGGTTGGTAATTTCTATACCCACCTGGCATTTTAGTGAACATAGCCCCTCTACTCGTGGCATAAATACGCCTCTTTGAACTGTCAAGGAAGTTTGTGTTCGTTGCAATCTTTTTAGCGCGATCAAGTACGTTTTGTACACCTGGCATACTTATTTATTGCTTTTATTTTTATTCAAAAGGAGAATATGATATATAATTTGAGCCTCCTTAAGAAGTTTACCCTGAATTTTGGTAAACCCCTTAGGGTCTTTTCCTAGCTTAATCTTAGCCAGACGCACGGACTCGTTCCATGTAGCAAGAGTCATTCTTATATTACACCCAGATTTTTTACGCCATCTTCGCCACCTTCGTCTTGTACGCCTTGGTACCCTCCTTGGGTTGAAGCTTGAAACCCTTCTTGGTAGGCTTGAAAACCTTGACAAGATGCTTCTTACCCTCCTTCTTCATACGAGCAAGCGCAGCCTGCTGAGCAGCCTTGCTCTTAATCTCACCATTATCGAGGATGAGATCCTTCTTCTTGAGACCACCCGCAGTTTGGTCAGCAGTTCCATGGAAAACCTGAGCACGAGAACCAATCATTTTGTTATACATTAAGCTTTGAAAATTTTCTTGATGTCCAAAATTGATATTTTTTCAGTTGTTCTCTTTACTGGTATTTGTCTTTCAACCCTCTCATCATTGAGAACTTTTGAACACACGATAGATTTGTGACCTTGGAGAGCCATCATTTCTTCTTCCACGGAAACAAATGTATCAGTCTCTCTGTATATGAGTTTCTTAACAAAAACCTCTTTAGTCTGCCCTGTACGGTGTGCCCTACCAACAGCTTGTAACTCTGTAGCAGGATTCCAAGATGGTCCAGTAATATAGACGCGGGTAGCTTCTTGAAGGTTGAGACCCTGACCCCCAGATTTGATCTGAATAATAAACACAGAACCTGGTGGAGCCTTTTTGAATAGGGTTATTTGTTTGTCCCTGTCATCCTTTGCCACTGATCCATCAATCCTAAATGTGGGACATTCCATGTTACTTTGAATATAGTCCATCTCACCCCTGAATTGACAGAATACGAGAGACTTTTCCTCTGGATGGGAGTTAATCATACGGAAGAGTGTTTCCATTTTATTGGACCTCCCAACCCATTCTTCTGCTTGCGTTCCAGACTTTTTCGCAATACCATTCAAGTACATCTGCGGAAGAATCATACACTGCCTCGCACGGAGAAGACACTCCAAAATTACCATATTCTTGGAGTTGAGACTGACCGCATTTCTGAAAGCTTCTTGAATGGTAGCCTGTGCATCGTGAAATACAAACTCGTAAAGTTGCCTCTCATCTGGAAACATATCAAGCTCAACATTCTCAAAGTAACAGTTCGGCAGCCTCAAACGCTCGTTGATCTTAGCCAGGTCATCCTTGGTTCTCCGAAGGATGTAGATATCTTTAATTTTATTGGTCATCCCCTGAACAAGGGCTTTGTCAATACCAAGGAAATGACAAAGAGACACAAAATCTTCCATTGAATTGAAGACAGGTGTACCTGTAACAATCCACTTGATCGCGGAATTGATACGGTATACACTCTTGAATAGCTTTGATTTCTTGTTACGAATCTCATGAGCTTCATCAAGGATAACCCTATCCCAATTTTTTTTATGGATGGGTGTGTCTTCGTGGGTAGATAGTAGAGAATAGGGCATGATCACAACGTCAGCCTCCTTCAGCTTCCTGTCTGGACCATCAAACACATGAACAGACATTTGAGGGGCAAACTTTGCAATTTCATTCACCCATTGTGTGATAATAGATTTGGGTACGATGATTAGAGTGCTTTTTTGGAAGTTTCCTAACATTGCAGAAACCACCTGCACGGTTTTACCCAAACCCATTTCGTCACAGAGGAATCCACCCTTGGGACCGGATTCCTGATTTTCCATCGTAAGCATCCAAAGAACACCTTCTCTTTGGTAAGGTGCAAATAGCCTACCATTGAGGTTATCTTTAGCGAGGTTGTAATGTTCTTCAATTTTCATGATAATCGTCTTCGTCAGAAAGTGTTTGGATTTCACACTTGATTGGTTCAACTTCCTTTTTTTTACGGGTTCGCTTTGGCTTAGGTTGTGGAAGTTCATCTATGTGTTCCCTAAAATAGAGGACTTTCTTCCAAAATTCGTCCATCACGGGGAGGTAGGTCTTGAACCATTCGCGATCCCTCTTTACGTTGACTACATCAAACTCTTCCGGCTTAGGCCAGTTAGTATAGGCAGGTTTGTACTGGATGAAGTCAGCTTCTTCCAGATCTAAGATCTCCATACAGAGCTGCAGCTGTGGCATATAGTGTACTGGGACTTCCCCTGGGATGATAGCTCTCTGTGGAGGGCATTTGATCTCTACAAGCTTACCCGATTCAGAAACACCATCTGGACTTCCACCAAGCCATTTGTGCACGGGGTGGGGACATAACCCCAATTCATGTACTACTTCCCCGTGCCTCTCTTCGTATAGAATGCGAGCTTCGTCCTCATATAACTCACCGTGACGAGTGGCTGCATTTCCGGTAAACTTTTCCCCAAGACCGCATTTTTTGAGTAGAAGGTCTTCGGGTTTCTCGTATGGGTTCTTTCCGATACACGTAGCACAATCAGATGCTGTAAGCATGTTGCCACGAAGAGCGAGCCATTCCTCACTCTTCTGGGCAGCGAACTCAATTTCGAGTAAGGCTTTAACATTCGGATGCATATTAACTTAACATTGTGGGCAGTTTTTAAGTTGTTGAAAAAAGATCATAGCTGCATGTTGTTCCGCTTGCTTCTTACTTTTTGCATACCCTCTACCAGCAAACTGATTATTTACAATGGCGTCAATGAAGAATACACCATCTTCGTGAGACACCACACGATATTCAGGTAAGGGTAGATTGTTAACTTGACAATACCTCATTAATTTATCCTTGAAATTGTCATCAATCATAATGGAATTGAGATCTATATATTTAGGATCTTGGTAGATTCTGAGGACAAATTGTTTCGCATGAAGGAGACCCAAATCCATGTAGATGGCACCCACGAGGGCTTCAAAAACATCTTCGAGAATCTTTGGATTGTTATTCCATGAGTTCCTCATACCCTTCTCATCCATGATAACTAAATCATTGAGACCTAACTTTAGGGCTATATCTGCGAGGGTCTCCGAACGAACGAGTTTTGTACGAGCCTTGGTGAGAAATCCTTCCTGTTTCTCTTCGTGGCGATCGAAGAGAAACTTGGTGATGATAAACCCTAACACGCTGTCACCCATAAACTCTAAGGTCTCAAAGGATTCTGTAAATTGTTCATACTCTTTGAGTGCTGATTTATGTGTAAAAGCTCTTTGATACAAGGATAGATCTTTTATCTTTGTAGCAATAAGCGTTTCTATTTGTTCCTTAGAAACGAACATATTGTTATTATGTATTATTTTTTTAAGCCTTTACAGGTTCCTTCTTCACGTAATGTGGAGAGAGGTACTTCTGGAGGTTAAGGTAGGTAACAACAACGTCAGCGGGAGGCTGGAGAAGATCCTTAAGCTTGTCGTCAAGAATGAGCTGACGACCGTTATCGGGATGCTTGAGACCCTTCTCAGTGATGTAGGCGTTGACCTTCTTGGTAACCTCCGAGCGGGAGATTAGCTCACCCTCGGGAAGTCCAAGGAAATCGCGCAACTTAGGTGTGATTTCCTGCTTCCTGTTGAAGCCGTTATTGGCAGAGCGAGCCTTAGCCTTCTCACCGTCGGGATCCTCTTGGTGAGTCTTCACCTTGCGAACAATCTTGGTGAGAGCCTTGACATCAGCACGGAGAGCGGCAAGTTCAGTTTGAATAGTTTCAAGAGACATTATATCTATATTAGACTGGTAATCTTTAAGTAAGATACGAGAGAAATACGAGAGAAAACATGATCAGTAAAATGAGTACATAAACCTCTGTACTGAACTGTTTACCTTCTATTCGTAATGGGCGTTTTATGATCCTGAAAGGTTCTTTTGGAAAATCCCCGGGGCACCCACCAGCACAACATTCATTTTCTGGACAGGGTACTACATGGGGTCCCCTCCTTACACCGCAAAATTGTCTTTTTTTTGGATCCCAAACGTCGTCGTATGCGTAGCATCTGCATTCGTCAATTATACTACAGACCATATTATTATGTGAGAATATAATAATGGACACTGATATTTATCCAGAAGCCACCATCCAAAAATATTTAGATGAAAATTTATTATTCAAGGATGCTAAACTGAAAAAATACTACGAAAGGAATGAACAGAGAGATCTTGGAAAATTCAGATACCGTGTAACTACTACTCATAAAAATAAAGATTTTGAGAAGATTGTATACTTAACAGTCACTAACTCTTTGAGAGATATCATATTGGAAACTATTGGTGAGATTTCTGAACATATGAAGACTATGGGTGATGTAATTGTAAGTGGTGGTGAAGCTTTCAATTTATACGTAGAGTACAAAAACAGGATTGTCACAACTGATATAGATGCAAAGTTTGTTCCACGTATGTCTGTTAACCCAAAGTTTTTTGGTAAACTTCAAGCAACTAAACTCATTCTCTGGGATAAATTGGGTGAGATATCTAAGCGTTTAAATGCACGCGTTAGAAAGCGGATGTTACTCGTAAAGTCTAAGAATCCAAAACTTTTTAAGTTTTTGGGTCTTAGTATTCCACCTTCTGGTGCATCTGTAACACGTAGATACACCTTAATCAAAAAGAAGAAGTCCGGTACTACCAACGCTCCCAAGAAAGGGGATGTGTTCATTGATGTTGAATTATTTGCACTTGATTTAAACGTTCGTTTCTTTTCACCCAATAGCGGTAAAATTGAAGGTGTGACCCTCGGTGGTATTCTTGATATTCCATTCATGAGACCAAAGGAGTTTGGATATGAGGTTGTTTTAACAAGGCGTAAGGGTATAACGTACAGAAATCAAAACACTGGTAAATTGGTTACCAATAACAAGGTTTTTGTAGCGAGTAAAGAGTTTCTGATTGAAGACATCTATCTGATGAGTAAACTCAATCTTCGTCCAGAAAAGAAAGAAAAGGATCGTCAACGTCTTGTTAAGCTTGCACAACTCCTTGATAAGAAGGTTACTGCTTCTAATTCGATTGAAGATATTTTCAAGAGAGTAAAGCGATTAATTACGAGGAAAGGTGCTCCAGCGACAAAGAAGAATGCACAGGTATCTGTATCTCAGGCTAAACGTATAGATCCTTACAAGTATAAAAACTTTACAACTAAACCATCAGAAGATAAGTTGTCCAAACAGATTGTTCATGGTTTGAAACCTGTTACAAATAATACTAACATAAATGGGTACAAAAAATCATCTGGTAATCAGAAACTGAATCTCAAATCGTTAACATGGAAAAATGTAAACAACAATTCGTATGTGAAGAATGAAGTTAATTTGAGACCCGTGAATGCGAAGAAATTACCAAAGAACATAAACCCTTTAAACACTCTCTATGGTTATAATCCCAGGAGAAACGCGTGGGTCCCTAAAAATATGTTAAATAAGTCAGCTGCTATACCATTTGTTGGTTTAAAGAAATGAGACACAAACCATATATAAAATGCTTTACAACGCCCCAGCTAAAGGTGAAGATGGTCTCTATTTTGTGAAGGCTCTCAATGATTCCAAGCGTAAATGCCTCGTTCAATTGAACGGTGTTAAGATTTTGGACTCTTCAGGTGATATTGCTATAAATCTTGAGTCTGATGTTAACATTGCCAAGATTCAAGCGATTGACACCGAGAATCTAGGTGCCGCTGTTGAGAATGCTGAGACCTGGTTTGGTAAGAAGCTCAGTGAAAAGGTTGTTGAAGGTGCATACACTTCCAGTATTGCAGACGGTCAACTTACAGGGGAGCGCATTGAGGTTATGAAGGTTTTCAATGTTGAACAGGAGGAGGTGGATTTTGAGAATGTTAATCCTGAGAAGTCTTGTGATGTCATTCTCGAATTTGCGGGTCTTTGGTTTGCTAAGAAATCTTTCGGATCTTCGTGGAATGTTGTCCAGGTCAGGGTTCACCCAGACCCAATTCTTGACACTTACCCAGACGGATTTGCTTTTGTCAGTCTTTCGGATGATGAACAGTAAAAAAAATTGTTAACCTAATATAAAACATGATGAAGAAGGGTCGTACCCAAAACTTACTTATGGTCCTCGCCGTTGTCGCACTGGTCTATGTTCTCTTTACTCTTAACAACAAGTCTGAGTATTCTATTAAGGAGCGTGAGTTCGCTGCTGTCGGTGCCGGTCCCTCTGCTGGTCCCACTGCCGCCCCTGTTGCCAACGGCTCTGGCTGTGGTATGGAGAATGGTGTTGGTCTTGCTTCTTCTCTCCTCCCCCGTGAGGTAGCTTCCCAGGAGGACTTTGGTGAGTTCGCTCCCGAAGATATCCTCGCTGGTCAGAACTTCCTTGAGCCCCGTGCTCAGGTTGGTTTCCCCGAGTCCGTTGGCGGTGCCCTCCGTAACGCTAACCAGCAGATCCGTGCCGAGCCTCCTAACAGCAAGGATCCTTTCGTTTGGAACAACTCCACCATTGTTCCCGATACCATGATGCGCCCCCTTAACTAAATACTTAAAGATTAGATCTTACTTTTATATAATAAATATGTCAGTACCAAGTGAACTTTCTGAGAGCGTATCTAAGCTTGTAGATCTCACAAAGCAACTTTCTGACGCAAAATCTGATATCAAAATCCTAAATCAGGAAGAAAAGAGACTGAAGGAGTCTGTGAAGAAGCATATGATTTCTCAGGGTATCGATACCATTAACCTCAGGAAGGGAAAGATTAGCATTCGTAAGAGTGTCCGAAAGTCTGGAATCAATAAGGATGCTATTAAGGATGGACTTCTTAAGTTTTTCGGTGGAGATGAAGCTAAAGTGGAGGGTGCTTTAAACGCCATCCAGGACGGTCTAAAGACCAAAGAGTCCACTTCTATTTCGTTAACCGGTATAAAAGATAAACCCTCTAAAGAAGATAAGTAATAACCATGGTTTGGAGCCAATACGTATACGAAGCTACCGCTTACAACGATGTTGTTGGTAGTGATGACGATGAATACAACGATGACACTCCTCTTAATATTGAAGACTGGGAAGTCCAATATTCAGATGAACTACGATATATGTGGAATATGATTAACACATTGGCATATGATGCTCATATGAATCACTCAGGCGAGTTTTGTGATTTTGTAGAGTTTTGTTCTACGGAGCATATGCCTCATCCAGAACGCACTATTTGGGAATATGAAGAACAGACCGGGTGGTATGAAGAGAGACTTTCCCATATATGGAAAAATCTCAGGCGTGCTATTAATGAAAACGGTCTTCATGAAGAAATGATGAGAGGTGCTACGTTTAATAACTTTACTCGTTTCGTCAAAAATTATATGCATCTATATTAAATGTTCTCCGTCCCCGATATCACCTCGCAAAAAGTTGCCCTCCCTGCAGCCCTTTTTTTGGCTCTAAGCCCCGGTATTCTTGTGACTACCGCGGGCAAAAACGTGAAGTTTATGAACGGCAAGACCAATCAGATGACCGTTATGTTTCACGCGCTTGTGTTCTTCCTTGTGTTCAGCCTCGTCGCGCGCTGCATGGGTCTCGTGCTCACCAAGACCGATCTTCTCGTGACCACCTCTCTCTTCATCGCCCTCTCCCCAGGTCTTCTTCTTACCCTCCCTCCTGGCTCGGGCGGTGTCTTCCAGTCGGGACAAACCAGTATCCCTGCCGCTGTGACTCACGCGGTTGTGTTCGCTGTGGTGTTCGCGTTACTTCGCAAGCAATTTCCTCAGTTCTACTAAGTAGGAGAATGAAGTACCTCGTTTTGGGTCCCGCTTCAATGGGGATATTCTCAATGATTGGAGTCTTAAAAGGACTTGAATCTAAATTGGTAGATGTGAAGGAGATTTCCGGATCATCAGCTGGTTCAATTATAGCTTTATTCTTAGCATTGGGGGTATCTATTGATGAAATACTAAATATCGCACTCACATTCAATATCCCCGAATTTGTTAAAATACGTATAGGCTCCTTCTTTACCAAATTTGGATTTGTTGATTTAGATCCTATACGTGACAAAATTGTCGAATTGTGTGGGTGTGACCCTACATTTGAAGAATTAGATATGAAAATATACATTTCAGCATACTGTTTAAATACTTCAACTACGGAGTATTTTTCACGTGATACTCACCCTAAAATGAAAGTAATTGACGCTGTATGTATGAGTATGGCTATACCTCTCATATTTGCGTGTGGTAAATATGAAGGTAAAACATACGTTGACGGTGGTACACAGGAAATATATCCCCTCTCACCATTTTTAGATAAAAAGCCATATGAAATTACATGTATTAAATTAAAAATGGATAAGATTTACCAAGAAGAAATAAACACACCAAGACAGTTTGTAGAGTCCCTCGTTCGTGCAACTATTGTAAATAGAAGTGAGCATAATAAGGATGTAAACTTGGTTGAAATTGATATTGGTGAAACTAATGTGTTTGATTTCAATATGTCGTATGAAGATAAAATTAAACTATATAATTTAGGATATAAAACTATAAAATAATTCGTTACACTTTTTTGTTAACTTAATATATATAATGGATGCGTGTGATCCAAACGCGGATATAGCAAATCTCCGCCAGCTGATCAAAACCAACATCGGAGTAGATGTTAAGTTAACAAAAGATGAAATATGTCAGGCGTACGAGGATATCCAGGGAGGTAAGTTACCCTTACCCCCTTTAGTCATGAACTCCAGTCGTACTTATCTGGTGGACAAGAAGTCACCTTTAAAACCAAATGATTATGAGTTACTCTTCGATTCTACCACAAAGCGCACAGACCTCAAAAGGATTGCGCGTAAGGTTGATCTTAAGAATGTTGATCAAATGACTAAAATCCAGATTGTTGGCGCAATCGGTAAACGCTTGCGTTACATGAAAGTGCACGAACCTGTCAAGTTTGCCAGGAAGTCTCGTGTAACTGTTAACAAATACACAGCAGTGAATGCCAGCACTAACACAGCAGTGAACAATGTTAATAATACCAACTTAGTGAACAATGGTTTGAATACTAACCGAACGAACAATGGTTTGAACACTAATAGGAACAACGGTTTGAACACCAATAGGAACAATGGTTTGAACACCAATAGGAACAATGGTTTGAATACTAACCGAACGAACACCAGTAGGAACAACGGTTTCAACAACAGCCCTCGTGCTTCCAACGGTGCCCGACCTAATGTGTTTATGAGGAATAAAACACTGAACAACAAGAATGTGTTTAAACAGGGGAGAAAACCCGCTTTTTTAGGTGGTAATCAACGCGCTGTCCGCGAACCTATTGTTGCACAGGTGAGGAGAAATAACGCTCCAGTAAACGTTCGAGTGAATAACACCCCCAAGAACAAGCCCGGTTTTCTTGGAGGTCTTTTTGGCAAAAAGAACTATATTCCCGCCAAAAAGTTTAGTGGTGAGAAGAAGGGTTATGCTTTTAAAACCGGCAACAAGGGATTAGGCTACTATAAAAATAACGGCGGACCGGAACCCACTGTGGGTCCACCCCAAGGTCCAGCTTTACCTACCAAGAACAATCTTAAACCAGTCCCAACTACACTCCCAAACGGAGATTTAACCATACAAAACGCAGTTGCCAAAATTAAACAGATGGGTCTCAGACGTGAGAAGAAGTTTTTAGAAAAGTTAGAACTTGGAGGGGTCGCGAAAAAGGTGGTAGTTGCTGAAGCTGAACTGTATTTAGAAGAGGAAAAAAGGTTCCTCGCTTTCGTAGATGGTCTTAAACTACTCCCAATAGAGAGTGAATACATCAAACAACGTATGGCTGTAGATGAACTCCAACAACTGAGGGTTGAAGCTCAGATGAAGGCTGATGAAGGAGCTAACATAGAAAGGAGTAATGAGGAGAAGATGGCTATGTTTTTAGCATCTACCAAACTTAGCCAGGAAGACAAAAACGCTTTCTTAGCGAGAGCGAGAAGAGGTAACTCTAATGTTGATAATTTGATTTTGGAAATTAAGAAATTAATATCCAATGAGATGAATCGTGTTCTCAATAAGAAGAGACAGGAGTTTAAGAATCTCCTTAAGGACTATAACAAACTGAGTGATAAGGACAAGGAGGATCTTGTTAAATCAGTGAGTCAAAATACAACCACAAACTCTATGAAAAATATGGCTGAAAAACTAATTAAGAAGAGGATCGAGGAGAAGAAGACCGCCACGGCTCAAAACCTTCTTTCATTCCTCACACCCCTCAAAATCAACCAAGCTAACAAAAATACGTTTGTGAAGCGTTTCAAGAATGACGATGTTAACGTGAATACTCTAAAGAAGGAAGCCCTAAACATGGAGAAATCTCGAATGTCTGGAAATGTTGAGAATCTTCGTGTGAAGCTTAATACACGCCTGAGTGAGATAGGTCTCAATCAGGTAAATCAAAATGTAATTACGAAGAAGTTTCGTAATGGTAACATGAATGTTGAAAAGTTAATTCAAGAGGCTAAGCAGTTGAAGGCTATGAGAAACGCGGAATCCGGTAACAAAGCTACACAAGAATACATTTCTTATTTGGGAACTCTCGCCAATCTAACCAATGAGGATAGGAAAGAATTACTAAGAAATGGTAACTTAAACCGAAACAAGGCTCTTAATCTCTCTAAGAAGCGAGCCACTGAAAAGAAGGAAAGGAACAAGAAAGACTTCATCGGGTTCCTTGCCGAGTTAGGTCTTACCAATGAAAATAGAACTACTATGATTAACAAGTACAATGCTAATAAGTTAAATGTCGAGGTTCTCAAAAAAGAAGCTATTGGGCTTAGGAGTGGTAAGATTTCTGAAAAGAAGGCGAAACTTCTGGCTCACATGAACACTCTTGGTGAAGTTCTTACATCAGAAAATCGCGGAAGGTTATTAAATCGCGTTGAAAATACAAATCTCAACACTCTAAAGGCTAATGCCAATGGAATTGCTAAGAAACGTATAGGTGAGAAACAAAATAAGGAAAGAAAAGAGTTAGAAGCCTATATCAATAGTTTAGGTCTCGGAGTGAACAATAAACGAAGCATTCTGAATCAAAATCCTACACTTAATAATGGTAAGCGTTTAGCCAACACCAAAGTAAAAGAGCGGGTGGGTCAAAAGCAAAACATTAAAAACAGGAAAAACTTGGAGAATTATATCAACAGTTTGGGTCTCAATACGAATGATAAGGTAAACATTCTTAATAAAGATCCTAATCTACCCGAAGGTAAGAGATTGGCTAACAATAGACTTCAGATGAAAATTAGAGAGAAGAGGAATAAGAATAAAACAGCTTTATCCATCTACCTCAATAAGTTGGGTCTCAAGAATACCGAGAAGAACCAATTTCTTACAATTATGAATAGTCCAAATGCAAATGTGAATAATATTAAGCGGAGGGCTAATGCATTCATTCAAAATAAGAAGACGCAAAAACAACGATCAAATCGGGAAGAATTTGAAGAATATCTTATGCAGATGAATCTCACTAACGAAGAGAGATTTCAATTCATAGATATAGTCACACAGACTAACAATACTGATGTGAATTCTCTTAAGAGAAAAGCTAATACATACCTATCTGAAAGAATTAAGATTAGAAGAGATACGATGCGTCAAGAACTTGCTGCCTATATACAAGGTCTTACCAATCTGACTAACAAAAACAAGAATGACATTATGAGGGAGTTTAATAGTACTAAAACAAATGCAGGTATTCTCAGGACTCGTGCAAATTCTATAGCTAAGCAGCGAAAGAATCAAAAGAATACCGAGGACGAAGGCGCCTTCCTGAACTTCCTCGACACTCTAACAAACCTAACCGCTAACAACAAAACTCAAATTAGTTCAAAATTAAACGGGTACTACACAGATTTTGAATCTCTTAAAAAGGCTGCTGTGGATTTATCTGTACAGAGAGCCAAAGAAAAGCGCACCAAGATAAGGGAAGAACTCAAGGCATATGTGAACGAGATAGGTCTTACCAATAAGTACAAGGCTCGTATTATGAAGGCTCTCGATAATAAAGTAGCAAACCTCAATACTCTAAAGACTGAAGCTAATCGCATGAAAGATGAGATGGATGAAGAATCAAGAAGCGGAAAGCGTAAGAATCTTCTCAGACAATTAACGCAATTCAACATTACCAATGAAAACAGATCGGAACTTATGAAACAATTTGGTAATACCAACAATTCCGCTATAATAAACCAGGCAAAGAGAGTTGAAGCTAATAGGAGGAGCACTAAACGTGACGAGCTTTCTTTATTCATGAGTGAGTTAGGTCTTGAGCAAAACGATAGAAATCTTATTTTAAAGAACTTTGATGCCAATCCCAAGAATACAACTCTTAGGAACAAGGCTACAAAGCTTAAGAAAAGTAGAAACACGGAAGATCGTGCTAAGATTCGAAGCGAACTCAAGGAATATCTCAATACACTAAACCAATTGAATAAGTCTAATAAAAAGAAGTTATTGGCAAACAACACTATGTCTTACAACAATGTCAAGAATGCAGCTAATCAACTTCAGGGTCAAAAGAAGGTTATATCTGAACGTAAAAAGGAACGTGAGGAGTTGGGTAGGTATATCAGTAAGCTCTCTATGCTGAATAGAACCAATAAGAAGAGATTGATGGCTAACAATACAAGGAATACCAGCAATATTAAGGCTGAGGCTAATCAACTTCAAGAATCTAAAAAAGGTGCAAAGCGTGCTGCTAACACCAATGGTATTAAAAGAGCTATGAATGGTCTGGGTGAAGAGGATCAACTTCTCATATTGAACAAGTGGGAGACTCAAAATGTGTCTTTGGGTGACATTATAAAGAATGTTCAGGCTTTAAAGAAACGGAGAGCTACTGAAAAGTGGTCTATAAATCGTCAGGATCTTCAGGATCATATGAATGGTCTAAATATAAGTAACACCGATAAACAGAAGATTCTCAAAATATATAACAGTCGTAAGGCTAACGTAACAACATTGAAAAACCGAGCTACACAGCTTAATGGGGTAACAAAAAATAAGGAGAGGCAGCGTGCGGAACTTTCCAACTATATTGATGGTTTAGGAATCAATGGTGCTCAACTTCTCAAGAAGTTTAACGATGGTAGGTCAACCGTCAATAAACTCAAGACTGAAGCCAATAAAATGAGAAAAGTGGCTAACGCAAGTCTCGTGAACTCTAAGAGGAATCAGTTACGTACCCACATGAAGAACACTCGTTTGGATGATAAGAATAAGAAGTCTTTCATTAATCGTGTAGCTGTGGACACGAATATGAACTCTCTGAAGGGTGAAGTTAACAATCTTAATACTCAATTGAAGACTCGCGATGAAACAGTAGCGGCTAAGAAGTCTGAAATCAGTGTGTATGTAAATACACTTAACGATCTTAGACCTGAGAACCGTAAGACATTCATAGCAAAGGTTGTGAATGCTAACACAAATGTTGATGTTCTCAAACGTGAGGCTGCTACCATGAATGGGGCTATTAAGGCTAGAAAGGTTGAAAAGGAGCGCCAGGGAGAGGAAGAAAAGAAGAAGATGGAGAAGAAGAAGTTTGAAGTTGACAAGGCACGCCTTGGTAATCACTTAATGAGGCTTAAGCATCTCACAAACCCGGAAATGGAAGATTACATGAAGAGTTTCAAAGAGAATGGTGCCAAGATTGAAAATGTAATTGCAACTTCAACAGCAAAGGATAAGGATAATGAGAAGGATAAGGAGACTCTTAGGTTCTACATCAGAAATGCTAAGATTCCACAACTCAAGAAGAATACCTATCTTAGAGCACTTCTTCAACCCCATGTGAACATAACTGAAGTTAAGTCGGGTGTGAATATAGATAAAGAACGTGAGAGATTGGTGGGTGAGCAGTTGAGGGCTCAAGTTGCAAAGAAGATTCAGGCTTTAAAGATGCTTACTCCCAATAATAGGGCTAAGCTTGTGAACAGTCTCAAAAATAAGCTTCCCGATGAGGTTCTGAAGGAGGCTCAGAAGCTCGATGCTGAGAAGAAGGGTGTTCGTAACAAGTCTACTAAGAATGTTGCAAATCAACTTAGTAAACTCACTGATATCACGAGAAATAACCGTGTTGCGTTAATGAAGCGTCTTCCAACCAATGGTCCTGAGAAGGTCTTAGCCAATGCTAAGAAGCTCAATCAGGAAAGGAAGACTGCAGCTAAGCAGAAGGAGGAGAAGGGTGTTCGTAACAAGTCTACTAAGAATGTTGCAAACCAACTTCGTAAACTCACTGATATCACAAGAAACAACCGTGTTGCGTTAATGAAGCGTCTTCCAACCAATGGTCCTGAGAAGGTCTTAGCCAATGCTAAGAAGCTCAATCAGGAAAGGAAGACTGCAGCTAAGCAGAAGGAGGAGAAGAATAAGAGAAATACGGAGAGTGTAGGAAAAGCTGACCTCATAAGAAAGGGTGTTGAAGATAAGTTCCGTAGGATTAACGGTTTAACTAAGCAGGATGTAAAGGATTTCATGGAGAAATGGAATAAGACTAAGAATAAGAGGTTATTTGACGAAGCTCGTAAAATGGGTGCAAAGAAGGCTGAAGAAAATAACGATGCAGCCGCAGAAGCTTCCAGACTCTTTAATGCTGGAGGTAATGTCAAGAACCTCTCTCGTGGTAAGAATGATAGGGGTGTTGATAAGGAACTCCTTGAAACTGTGAGAAAGTTTGTTGGATTTGGTATAGGTGGTAAGAGACGTGAAGCATTCTTAGCCCGTGGTCGTGGTATGTCTAGTACAAAACCCCTAATTAAGGAAATTCAGGAACGTAAGCTATTGAGAAATAAGGTTATAGCTGATTTGCAACGCCGCAATGACGGTAAAATGAGAGCGCAATACATAGATCTACTTGAAGATGGTGACAAGGTATGGACTAATGTTAAACAAACTATTGATAGAGGGTTTAAGCGCCGTGCACAGGATATGGAACAAAAGGAAGCTCAGCAAAGGAAGGTTGAGGAACAAAAGAAGCTCGGAGAGGAGAGGGCTAAGAAGATGAGGGAAGGAAAAGCCAAGGGTGATTTGTCCAAGTCTCTCTCTACTCTCAAGGCTCTTAACAGGGCTAATAGAACAGAGTTCATCAAGAGGCTTAATAAGGGTAACACCGCGAGTGCCATTTTACGAAATGCTCGTAAGAGAAACTCTGAAAAGGGTTTAGCCGCATCCAAACCAAATAGTAATCCTCTGTTCGCACCAAAGAACAACAAGGTTCCAGCCACTAATAATCCATTGTTTACATTGAGTGAGAGAAAGCGTAATCAAGAAGAGGCAGCACGCCGTGGTGTATCTGTCAAGAAGGCTAAGAAGAATAGACAGATGAAGGAAAAGGGTGAGAGAGCCAAGATTAGGGGGGTAGAGGAAAAGAAAAAGGCTGCATTCAATAATGTTATGAAAAAGAGTAATGCCTACGTGGAAGCCAAGAAGAGGGAGGAGGTAGCCAAGAAGAAGGCTGAATCTGAAAGGGCTTTAGCCAAGTCTAAATCTAATATGGAAGCCCGAAAGAGATCCGAAGCTCAGTCTGTCCGCAGTGAGACGGAGAGGCGTCGTTTAGCAATGCTTGAAAGACAAAAGAAAAAGAACGCCAAGGCTGTATTACGAAAACAGAATAAGAAACTCGCCAAGGCTACTGGTCAAGGTGTAAAGGCGACTCAGAAAAAGCAACAAGCTACCCGTCGTCGTAAATAGTTAAAGACTTAAAGCAATTTCTTATTAATGGGAAATTGTGATGTGTGTTGCGAAAAGTTCAACAAAATAAATCACAAAAAGGTTGATTGCCCCTTCTGTGATTTAGACTGTTGTAGGTCTTGTTCACAGAAATACCTTCTTTCTATAACAGATGACCCACATTGTATGGGATGTAAGAACATGTGGAATAGAGAGTTTGTTGATTCATTTTGCACAAAGTATTTCCGCAACACAGAACTTCGTCGTCACAGAGAAAATGTCCTATTTGAAAGGGAAAAGGTACAAATGCCTTCAACGCAACCAGAGGTTGAGAGGATTAAGGCTGTGAGAAAATTACACAAAGTTATAAACGTACAGAGAGGAAGACTAATAGAATTGTATAGAGTTTATAAAATATTTGGTACGGGACACCTCACTGTCATGAATGAAATACCTGAACCTGTACAGGAATTAAGGGCAGAGATGGAAGAAACATACAGAGAACTCTCGAGACTTCGTAATGGTGGTGAGATTGTAGATGGTGATGAACCCAAAAAATTTATTCGTAAATGTCCAACTGAAGAATGTAAAGGTTTTATGAATGAAGAGTGGTTCTGTGGTCTATGTGATAATCATTTTTGTGAACATTGTAATGAAAAGATTACTACTGATCATAAATGTGATCCAGATGCAGTTAAAACTATGGAACTTCTGAAGAAGGATACTAAACCATGTCCAAAATGTGGAACTATGATTCAGAAACTATCTGGGTGTAGGCAAATGTGGTGTCCGGATTGTCACACAGCTTTTGATTGGGTATCTGGAAAAATAGAAATGGGTAGAATCCACAATCCTCACTATGTAGAGTTTAGGAGGGAACGTATTTCTTCAAGAGAACATGGAGATATTCCGTGTGGTGGAATACCAACATTTAGGGAACTTCGTGAGATGAATGCACCTAATAATATCACGCGATTTGCTAATACATTGAACTTCCTTGATAGAGAGATAGCTTATCGTTATGGTGACCTATATGATCATGGTAACAGGTATCTTAGAGTAGGTTACATGCTTAATGAAATCAATGAACATTTTTTCAAAAAGGAAATACAGAGACGTGACAAACAGAGGGAGAGATTCAGAGATGTAAATAATATTTTTAGAATGGTTATAGATACGGGTGGAGATCTATTACGACAGTATGCACTTGAACCAGAAAGATACACTGAAATTATAGACATCTGTAAAAAATTGATAGAATACGCCAATGGGGTTCTTGAAACTATACGTAAGCGATATACTTGTATTCATCCCCAAAATATTTATCTTCATTAATTATAATATGATTTTGTTGCTGGTCATTATAATTTTGGTTTGGTTCCTCATTCCAAAATATAAAAAACCACAAGTGATACCTAATTTTATTTCAGATGAAGAGATTGATCATATCAAAAAGGAGGTTGAAAGTAAGTTTGAAGTATCTACTATTGATCAAAACAAGACAACTGATAAAACTATCAGAGATAGCGACACCGCGTGGTTAGATCTCGAAGATCCAGTAGTAAACGGAGTTGTTAAAAAATGCACATCTTTGACGGATAGACCCATTGCTAACTGTGAAAAGTTACAGGTAGTGCGTTATAGACCGGGTGGATTTTATCGTCTTCACCAAGATGCCTTTCCAAAAGGTAACAAAAGAATGTATACTGTAATTCTCGCACTTAATGATGACTATGAAGAAGGTGAAACCGAGTTTCCAAATATCAAAAACAAATACAAGTTGAAGAAGGGTGATGCCCTCTTCTTTCACACGTTGGACAACTACGAAATGATAAATTCCAGGGCTTTACATGGAGGACTTCCAGTAAAGTCTGGGGAGAAGTGGATATGTAATGTATGGGTTCACAAATATCCTTATGAGTGACAACTATACACATTTATAGCTACAGTGATCCTGTTAGGTGTTTGTATTTCTCTAACATTGTGATACAGAGTTGCTGGAAATACTAATACAGTACCTTCTTTTATTTCACTTTCATGTCTAGTATCAAATTCACTTTCAAAGTTGTCTTCGGTTGATACATACATAGAAAATGGATTCCTAAAAGAAGTTGTATTAGGTTGATCTTCATCCCGTAATATGTAAATTAATGAAAAAGAAGGAGTGTACTGTCTCCCGTTTATATTATATGGTTTGTATGAATTATTATGTATATGATATTCAAAACAACCACCTTCTTTGTATTCGCTAAACCATGTACTGTCTATCAATGATTTTTTTATAGTAATTGGATTTCCACTACGATTTGAATTTAGTTGTCTAATTGCTTCGTTAATCGGTTTCCATACTACTTTGTTTGCAATACCTTCATAGTTTTCTAATAAGTTTAATAAAGTACAATCTTCTATACCATAACTTGTAGATCCATTTACTATTCCTTGTTTATTATCTTTAGTATTATTTCCAATACTTTTAATTTGATCTAAAAACATTTTCTTGATATCTTCGTGATCTTCTACCTTTTCCCAATATACAAAATTAGATGGGAAATTGTGAATACCCATTATTTATTTAAAGATAATTCACATCTTTAAGCAAATGGTTGATGTAACAGATCTCGATACATATCCCGTGTGGTACTCATTTTGTATCGCGATGTTAATGGGTGTTACTCATGTGGTATTGGGACCCGATCATGTGAGTGCTCTCGTACTACTTGTCGCGGGTGTTAAGAGACATGAACAAATTTGTGATACCACTAATAAATGGCAGCTTTGTAAGAAGTCTGCTATGCAGGGTTTTAGATGGGGGCTTGGACACACAATAGGTCTCACTTTCATGACTGCAATTTTTATGACATTTAGGGACGATATTCCCATGGATGAAGTTGGAATAGTGAGTGATTACATTGTTGGTTCTATGATGATTCTAATTGGATCCGTTGCTCTCTTTTCATTATACAGATGGCATAAGCGTCGCCAAAGACAACTTTTACACCTACGTGATATAGAGACGAATCACTCAAGATTACACCCAGCTGATGGTTGTCCTCTACCTATATTGGGTAATTCAGAGGCACATGTAGAAGCTCATGAATACAATTTCACACATCGTCATGTCAATGAAAATGATGACGAAAATTCAATTACAACATCTAATACATTATGGTCCAGGTTTAGGCGTTGGAGAATGGGTGATACATTTACAGATAGCCCCACAAGTGCATATGTAATTGGTGGTGTTCATGGTATTTCTGGACTATCAGGTGTTGTATACGTCTTACCTGCATTGTTTCTTGATGATACAGTGCGTCTACTTCTATACCTACTCGGTTTCGCAATCACATCAATTGGAAGTATGTCAGCTTTGGGTGGTACATTAGGTCTTATGCCACAAGGTACAAAAAATATAATGCTTTTCAGTGGTTTCGCTGGTATGTGTGCATTAGGTGTTGGTACTGTGTGGATTGTATTAACTTATATGGGTAAATTAGATTTATAATATTATAATATACTATGAAGTCTGTGGTATTCACATATGGTCGTTTCAATCCACCCCATAAGGGTCACCGACTCATGATTGAACAGGTCATAGAGACTGCTCGTAAGTCAAATAAGACCCCAGTTGTTGTGGTGTCACACTCTACAGGTAACACTAAGAATCCCCTCCCCGTAGAGAACAAAATGAGAATTCTCAAGAGGTGGTTTCCAAATGTCACAATCGTGAGTTCTGCAAAGAATCGCAGTATAGCCAAGATTACCGAAAATTTCAACCAAAACTCAATTATGGTTGTAGGTGCTAATCGTCAAAATAGTTTCAAATTTCTCCCATTCAAGAAGGTTGCTGTGCCTCGTTCTAACACTGCACCTTCAGCCACCATGGCAAGGGCTGCAGCCGCTGCTGGTAACAAGAATGCATTCAAAAATATGACTGGTTACAATCTCACAAACAATTTGAGAAATAAGATTGTTAAAGCCAAAGTGAAAAAGTAAAGTAATGTTAGAGGGACACGAAGTTTTTGCTCTAGCTGAAGAAGTATACACACTCGGACCCGGGTATTCCGAGCGTGTATACCATAATGGTATGGAAGTTTTACTACGTAAAGCGGGTATTCCTTATGAAACTGAACGTATAGTTACAATTCCTTTCAAGGATCATGTAATTGGAAATTTAAGAATTGATATGATACTTAATAACGAAATCATATTAGAGTTTAAAACTATTAGAACTCTCAGTGATCAGAATGAGATTCAAGCTCGTAACTACTTGAATCTGACTGGCTTGAAGAAGGCGTATTTGATAAATTTCCCTCCGTTTCCAGGTCGTGATGTAGAGATTCGTTGTGTTGTATCCACACCATGAAGGGTAGAACCTTCGCTAATATTTTATAAAACTCCTTGGTATCATCGTGATACTTTTTAGCATTGCGTAGACCGTCTGTTAGTAACTCTCGGGCTCTCTGTAGATGATATTCCGCCTCGTCTACACAGAACTTTTGGTATTCGTTCATTATATATTATTCGCATCTAAACCTTTAAGTTTACAAAGTCTCTCTCTTAGCCTTAACCTGGTACACGGGTTTTGGTGAGGCATTCTTAGTGTTCATGGCGTTACTTAACCATGACTTTTTGTATTTAGCTAATTGAGTCTTAGTTGGGCTATGTATCAAGACATATTTAGTCGCTGCAGCCTTGTATGCATTGACAAATGGGCGTGGTATACCACCTGTATTGAGTGAGTTCATGACATACTTCTTCTCAAGATTGCGCACACGCTCCCTCTTCCACTTACTTACCAAACTCTTTTTAACATCATCCACATTCTTCTTGAAGGGAATACCTGTTTTGTTACCACCAGACATCTTAGCTATGCGACTACGCACTTCACGAATATCATTGTTGAGAGAAGGCTTGTATCTATCCATCCACCTCTTACCGTAAAGTTTAATAAGATCCTTACGGATAGAAGCATTATTCATACCCCTCTTTGTCATAACTTGTGTAGCCTTAACATTCTTCTTTTCTTGTGCCTTTTGTTGCCTTACAACCTTCTTTGGTGGGGGAGTAGGGGGCTTTGGCTTTGGCGCAATCATCATGTTACGAGCTTTCTCGATTTTCTTACAGAGAGTATCCTTGGTTTCTTTGGGAGTGATATCAATTTTCATAATCTTAGCAACCCTAATTAGATCCTCCTTAGTACCATAAGTCTTACATTTGGTTTTACCAAGCTTGAAGTCTTTGTTAGCACCGGAAAGCTTAACGTTTTTACCCTTGTTTTTAATGGTAGCGCTATTTTTGTTGACGACAGCATTAATCTTCTTACAAAGATCTTCCTTTTTAGTACTCTTAGTGATACCCACAACACCTAATTTCTTAGCGAGATCAGTGAGTTGTTCTTTAGAGAAACGCATACATTGAATACCGTTAATCTGAATATTGAAAACCGAATTGCGCTTTTTCTTTGGTTCAGTCTTAGTCTTTTTAACTGGGGTACGGGGTCCAATTTTCTTCTTAGGACCCCTCTTTTTAGGTGCACCCTTAGTGAGTTCCTTAGGAACCTGTCCGGTAATTTCAACATCACCGTTGGTATTCATAAGCTTAATGAGAGCTATGGCATCATTGTAAGCAACGAGCATATCAGCTGGGCTTGGAGAACCAGAAATCTGAACATTTCCAGATTCAGAAAAGTTATATTTATGTCCCTTGTAATTTACGTACATAAAGGGGGAAAGTTCGGGTTCGTAGCTTAATTTAGTTACACCGGATGAAGCATACATTCTGGATTTGCCAGCAATAGAAGATAAAGCTTTAAAATTACCATTAAATCTAAATTGACCACTGAGATTATTGTACTCGAAGGGGTTGTACAAATAAGCTTCCTTATCGGTATATGTGTTAACGATGTAACGCCTTATGAGTTCAGGTTGATTTGCAATATTAGTACCGATAAAGCCACCGGAGAAGCGAATCTTACCATTCTTGTAAATGTTCACGGTACCACCCTTCGCTTCGGTGCCATTAGAAACGGTAACCTTTATCTGAACTGTAAAGAAGTTCTTTTTAATATCACCCTGCTTTCCATACTCGCGTGTATGAGAGAAACCCTCCCTCATCGCACCAAACCTACCTATAATTTGTGTGGTATCCAGATAAAGACCCTCACCGATAGAGGTTCTTGGTTGGGGAACTTTCATAAGTATTTTCTTAAGATCGATGAGATCACCCTGTTGGGGAAACTCCTTATTTACTGTAGCGTTGAACATACCTGGATTTAACTTACTGAAAGCGAGTTGTAAGGGTTGAGTAACTGGAAATCTTCCTGCAATGTTAGTGGAGGGGGCTGGAATGGGTGGTTCAAACTCTCTGAGTACATTGTTAATCATTTTTTTGTTTTCATTTGGAAGTTTGTTATAGTTTGCGTTGCTATTCCAGTTTGAATCAACTGCGTCGGAAAATTCATTATAATTAGCATTACTCATCATGTTTTTTTCAAGGCGATTTGGGAACTCTTGTCTTTTTAACATATTAGCTTCAAGCTCTCTGGCGAAGTTGTTGTTATTGTTGCTGTTATATGACGCAACCGAACTTGTATTGGCAGAAGGGCGTAACTCTACACCCGACTGTTTCACAAATTCTTTGAGCTGTTGGCTCATTATTACTAATTAGTAGTATTTTTTTTAGTAGTCGTCTGTGAAACCGAGACTCTCGTCAACTACATCAAGACCGTAGACTACCGGCTGCCTTGGGTATGTACGACCATTATATGTCACAACTTCCTCCCTGACCTCAATCTCTCTGGAGCTGAAAGGACCAGCATAGAAATCCTGTGTAAACTTATGTCTTCCCAAGTTGTTTGCCTGACAATGTTGGTTGAACACCTGTACAAATAGCTTCTGAGGGACAAAGAGATCCTTGTCGTACTTGATTAGAGTGCTCTCCAAGAAGTTGTGGAGGGAGCTCGCCACCATCGCGACTTGCTTTTGAATCTTCTTGAAGTACTCCGGTACAACATTCCAGATATCCTTATTCCTGTACTTATTAGAGTAGTCAATATAAGCTCTCACACACTTGAGAAGAATAATAGGAAGTTCATTGTTCAGCTTCTCATCGAGTTGGGGATCTGCTTCCTTCACCTGCTTCGCAAAGTTCCACGCGAGAATACGACGAAGCACAGATCCTGAGTTATCCTTCCAATTAGGAACTTCATTACCACCAAGCACACCTGGTGTCGTCCATTCAATAGACACAGCAGTCTTATTCTTCACAGCCACAGAGACATCTTCACCTGATACCATAGACTGAAACTCTGCCTGTTCAAGGGCGAGATCACCTTTCACCTCTGGTGCGATGAACATGAAAGAATCTTTGATGGCAGAGAGACCGAACTTCTTCTCAATGTTGTTTGAGAGTGTTCCAACGTCCTCGTTCTCATAGAACTTCTTGAAAACTTTTGTAATTAACGTACTCTTACCAGACCTCGCAATACCCTTGAAGAATGGAATAACTTGCCACGCATCCAACTCGCCCACGTCAAAGCAAAGACGTCCACCCATGACATATGCCCAGTCACATACATCTGTGTCAAACTTTTGATACTTCAGAACTGAATCAAAAAATGGTGTGGGAATATCTTGCCACTTCTTAATGTGTGAAAAGTCGTCAAATTGCTGATCAAAGTACTTGCACGCAATAATAGTGGGATCTAAGCATCTAAACTCAGCACTTTCATATGGGTAAAAGCGACAATCATATACACCTTGATCAGGGAGCCACTCCTTACCGACAAATACACCATTTCTGAAACTCCAAACATGTCTACGCTTAGTAATCTCTGGAAACTGAGCATCTATGCATTTGTTCATATTATCAACAACATCTCTGTAGACATTGCCACGACTTGTGAAGTTCTTCCACATAGCAAAGTCGTCATCTTTTTGCGAAAGAGAGTAAACAAACTGTTCAATGGTAAACTTGGGTTGCCATGCACGAGTTCTATGTCCTTCAATTGTACGAGTCTCTTCACAACACTGTCCCTTGTACCGTCTGTATCCAGATTTGTATGTTTGATCCAGAGAATACAAGAGGCATTTCTGATACGGAGTTGAACTTTCAACTTCTTCTTCATCCATTGTGGAGGGATCTCCAGAAGCGCTAAACTGTGGTAAAGCAGTAGGGTTATCTACACGTTCAAATGATGTGTAGTGACGACGGATATTTTCATATCCATCACTTAGCTGCTTCAATACATTATTAATCCTTCTCACAATAGTCATACCATCGTCATTAGGTTCTTTTTTGTGAATCTTCAGGTCCCTGGCGTGATTTTTTAGATTGATTAGATAAGTTCGCTGCTTATCCCGGATACCCTTAATGGCAAGGACATCAATTTGACTCGGGTTTGGATTTCCAAATTCGTCAAAGTTGTCAGAATGAACAAATTGACGATAACCCAATTCACGGGCATTTCTAAAGTCGTTAGTCTTCAGATACCACGCATTTTCAAACTTATCCAAAGTAGTATAGACCTGTTCTTCTTTCATTGACTGAATGTGTTCTTTCTGAAGCTCAACTAGTGCTTCATACTTATTTGGATCCTTGTCAATGAAATGGGTATGCTCCATTCTCTAATTTAATAGACTACGATTTTTCTTTCTAAGCTGATTTTTGGGGGTGCATTCGAGAAAGCATTTTAATTAGAATTTTATTTTGAGTCTCAAGTTGGAAACAAAGATTGACGATGGCGGAGCACACAGTATCTCCATCAGGGGTAGCAAGGAGAGAAGTCATGAGACCTGCGATGTCCATGTTGTCCTCATCGTCATCGTCGTTAATTTCATATTCGTCATCACTTAGGAGAATTTCCTCATCCTCATCCTCATCCTCAAACTCCTCCTCCTCTGACATAATTTCACCTTCTTCAATTTCCTCTATAGGTTCTTCTTGCTCAGGACGTGATGACATTTAACCTACACTGAGAAAAATCAAAATGAAAAATGCCGCGTTAACCCCAATTTTTTTTCTCTGTGTATAGTACAACAACTCTCAAAATGGCCGGTGGTCTTATGCAACTCGTGGCTTATGGTGCCCAGGATGTCTATCTGACTGGCAACCCTAAGGTAACTTTCTTCCAGGCGGTTTA